TTAAACTTTTACGTTCAGGTTTCTTCTCCTCTTCTGGTTTATCTGTTTTTTCTTCCTTAGTTTCCTTCTCTATTTTTTCAACCTTCGGTTCTTCCTTCTTCTCTACCTCCTCTGGCTTATCTGTTTTTTCTGGCTCAGTTACTTCCTTTTTCGGTTCTTCAACCACTGGGTCAGTTTTATCAGTAGATTCTTCCTTATTTTTAGTACTAATAAGTTCGTCTAATTTAGCCAAAACCTGTCCAAGAAGGGTAAGTACCTCTGTGTATTTATCCTCTTTCTTTTCCTCTTCTATAATCTCAGGTTCTTCCTCAACAATTTCTTCTTCCTTAGAAGTGACATCTGATTTATCCTCTTCTTGAGAAATAGGTTCTTTCTCAATTACTTCCTCTTCCTGTTCTTTTACTTCTTCAGATTTAGAGGTGTCTTCAGTAACTTCACCTTCTTCTGATTTCTGAGGTTCCTCTATTACTTCTTCCTTAGTATCTTCTACCTTCTCGGGTTCCTCTTTAATCTCTTTAGGTTCTTCGACTACTTCTTCCTTCTTCTCTACCTCTTCAGATTTCTCTTCTTTAGATTCAGTAACCTCTTTATCCTCAATTTTTTCCTCTGGTTCTGGTTCCTCTTCTGGCTCTTCGGTCTTGGAGACTTCTGGTTTTTCTGTTGGTTCTGTTATCTCCTCTTTCACTTCCTCCTTAACCTCTTCCTTCTTAGGTTCCTCTTCAGATTTTTGAGTTTCCGTCGGTTCTTCCTTTACTTCAACTTTTTCCTTAGGTTCCTCTTTCTTCTCTTCCTGAGGTTTTGCTTCCTCTTCCTTTTTAGGAGTTAGAGTCTCAGTTGTTAAATCTTTTTCAACTTTGTTCTCTTCAGTCACTGTTTCACCTCCCTTCCTTTCTAATGCTTTATAAATACAATTACCAACACATTTAACCTCTGATAAAGCTGGAATATTGAGTTCTTCCACTTTCTTACCCATTGACTTTGCCATTTCGAACTTTGCTTCTGGGTTAGCAGGAAGTCCCACAATACTAACTTCTAATAATTCTAACTTATCAATAAAGTTTATTGTGCCACCTTCATTATCTTCCTCTTCGTGTGCCTCACGAACAATTCCACCAATACTAAAACTATTAAGGACTCCTTCCTTAATTAGTTGCCAAAGATTATCGGCGTGTTTTGCTTTAGTAACCTGTACTGTTACACGCAACCCTTTGCTATCTACACGACTTCTAATAACCTTTCCAACAGGTAGCTCACTATGCTTATGCTCATAGAATACTGTTGAATTGTTTAATAAGTCATTAGCGGCTGCCTTAAGAGCATCGTGAGTTATTATCTCATTTTGCCTGTCAAGGTCATCCGTAGATGCATAACCACTAATAAGTCTCTTCCCTTTACGAGTTGACTTATATAGTTTTGGAGTATAGATTTTAAACTCCAAATTTTTTAAATACTTATTCATTAGCCACCTCTCCTTTTTCTTTTAGCTGTTCAATTAAATTTTTTACATCCAGCGTATTTATCTTATCATTTATGATTTCCCTTGTTCTCAAAACTTTATTTAAGGACCTTTCCAGGTCGTTGTATTCGATTGTTTCTCTATCACTGTCCGCCGCTAGCAATAAAGCAAATATTAAAACCTCTTTTAAATGTGCCCCTGTTAGTCCTTCTGATTTTTCGGCAATTTTTAATAACGATTTCTCTTTATCTATTATACTCATTGGCTCAGCTATTTTAGATAAAATATCATACCTTAATTGCTTATCTGGGAGTTCAAAAATAATCACTTCATCAAACCTACTCGGTCTATCTAAAAGCGCCTTTGGTAATTTATCTGGATAATTGGTACATAAAATACTACATATCCCGTCTACAGATTCTAATCCGTCCATCTGTGTTTTTATAACGTCTACCGCTCCAGACCTTTCTAAATATCTGTCTAAATCTTCCATAAAAAGTATACAAGGAGCCAACTCTTTAGCCATACTATAAATATATTTTACATCTTCAGGCCACCTAACCATATCAGAAGTAACCCAAATAAATGTGCACTTACTCTGTGCCATTAAAATCTTCCCTGTTAGTGTTTTTCCAGTTCCAGGTTGTCCAGTAAATATTAGTCCTCGTTTATATGGTATATTATTCTTATTATACACTTCTCTTTTCTTAAAAAACTCTAAAGCACCAACCTTGATTGCCTGCTTCATATCTTCTGTAAGTTTAACATCATCAAAATCCAGGTTTGGTATTGGTAAAAATGTTCCAGCTGCCGTTATCTTCTCCCCCTTATAGAAATTATGTTCCTCCATATATTTTTCAACAGATTTTAGAAATTCTATGGCTAAGTCACTATCTTTTTCGCTATAGATAAGATTTAGAAACATATTTACTCTTCCAGGCTCAACAAAAACAGCTAGCTTTCTATTATCTTTGGATTCAACTAACCTATACCCAGCAATCAATAACTCTTCCCTATTATCCCTTCCAACTTCTAGATAAGAATAAGTTGGGCTACATAATTCGCCCATACAAAGATTAAATATAGAATGAGTTTTATAAGACTCTTTGACTATTTCAGAGACTGCCTTAAAAAATAGTGCCGCCTTAAATCCAGGAAAACCTTTTGATAACGAACGCTGTTTATGTGGCTTCTCCTTCAGAAATTTATCTATGATACTGAGTCTTCTAGGAAGGAACCCTTCTTCAATTGATTTGTCTCCTCTATCTACTAAAGATATCTTTTCTACCCACCCTTTCTCAGTTGATTTTTTCTTGCCAGATGCCGCCTCAAAACTAATATAATTAATATTATGGTCACGCAACCATTTCTTTGCTTGTGCTGCAGTAAAATGTTTAATATGAAATCTATAAGATTGTATTGTAGTTGTTCTTTTTCCCTTTAGGCGCCCTATAATTATTCTTATACCAGTCCTGATAGGTTTACTTCTAAAACTTCCAGGTTGGAAATCACCTGGATTCCTTATTCTAGCGGCGTGCTCGTTAGGATATGGTTTAGAAATATCAACTACTTTAAGCTTCTCGTACTCCTCTTCACTAACTATTGATTTCAAGTCTCGCTTTTCCATTTCATTCTCCACCAAAGATAATAATTCTTTTTTAGTCATTATTTAACCTTTTAACTTATTATATAAAGACAGTAATATTGTATTTGATAATTCTGAGATAATTTTATTAGCTTTTTCTTTTGACAGTGCCAATAACTCCTCAATGAGTTTATCAATATCATCCTTAGGTACTTCTCCGTACTGTGGAGGTATTGGGACATCTGGAGAAATTAAATCTTTTTGGGTAACAAATGCATAACACTTAGGGCATTCTACATAGCCCATACCAGCTTCTTGTATGTCACTATAATTAAAAATATAACCACAATTTGGACATTTAACAGGCCGTTTGACCACTGCGAACCACACCACCCATAAAATATTAAGGCAAATAAACCCTTCTTTCCAGCCTCTTATCTTTTTATGATTTTACTGAGTAAGGATATTTTAATTTGCCTATTCCTCTTTATTTTCTGTCTCAATTGGAGCAACATTTTCTCTCAAAATTGGTGTATTACCCCATTCAACATCTTTCAAACCTCTGCGCCGTCTTACTTCATTAATTGTAACTACTCCGCCTCTGAGGTCTCTTTCATCAATTTCAGATTGCTCTGATTCGTCCTCTAAATCAATTTCAACAAATTTAAACTTATATGGTAACTCAAATTTTGTAACAATTGCCCTATTTATTTTCTCTTCCAATTTATTCTGCAATGGTATAATTTTCTCCGCCTTGAATGTTCTGTCTTGTTCTTTTGCGTTTGCCCTATTGGCGTCCTCATAAATACCAACTTTTCCAGGTGGTACACCAAAAACACCAAGAATCTCATCTCTTGAAAATTTCCTTTGATTTAAAAATTCCATATCTTTTGGAGGTGTCCCAACAGGTGTTACCTTAGCACCACCTTCAGTCACAATAGTTTTATGTGGATTCCCTGTACCTCTAAATTGTGTCCTCCAATATAATCTATTTCTATTTAATTGGTCAATTGTGCAATTACCCATATCAACGTGCAATCTTGGTGTAGCATCATTCTTAAAAAAGTCACGGTTATACGCTTGGGCATAAAGGTCTGTCTCAATAGGCATAGCCAAACTCTCTAATGGAGAAAGTCCATAGACTTCATTTCCAGGGTTTGGCATTCTAATATGTATAATATTCTCCTTTTTGAATGTAACATACTCCGTTGAACCCCAACCACCTTTTAGTTGTACATAACCTTTAACTACTCCGTGCTCATTTACTAACACTCTCATTGATGGGCAATATACATTATAAAGAGCAGCAGGTAACCCATCCTTTCCATAGACTACCTCTAAATAAGCATCTCCGTATATATGTAAATCTATAATAATCTCTTCAACCAAGTCTGTAAATGTATCCTCATCATTTGGTTGTTCAAATATCGTTCTAAGCTGCGCTAACTTTTTCTTATCAACATTATTTAGGTTTGTTCCCTCATCTGCAATTAATTTAAAACCTTGTGAAGTTGCACCACGAACAATTGCATCAACAGCAGACCTAACCCAACTCTCCTTCTTATACAGAATCTCTAACTGCACATAGCTTACGTGAAGGTCTCTTCCAATCTTTGAATCTGTTGCTTGGTAGTCTTGTAGGTAGGATTGTGGGTCTGGGTAGGAATGTGCTACTTCTTCTAACACCTTTGCTCTTATATCTCTATACAACTTCTCTTTAAATCTTCTAATAAATCCAAATGGATTTCTCATATCTTTTCCTCCATATCACCTATAAATTGAAAAAAAGTGCATTATTTTATCCTATACACCTTATTATACTCAAAAAGGAGTTATTTTACAAGTAATTTTTCAAAAATTCCCCTGATTTTTACAAATAATTCCACATTTTTGCTATAATATCGACTAGATTTATGGAAATATTTGATATTTTATTGCTGTACGAATATTCTACCAAAAATCAGAATCAGAAAATGGACCGATAAATATAATAGAATAATTACCTTTACCTATATATAAGGGGTATATTCGTATATGATTACCAATGTAAAAGGGGTGACCTGTATAATTTACGCGCGCCGAATTTGGACATTTTGGAAAATCCTGAGACAGAACGGCTTACAGCCCCAGCCCTATCCCTGAACGGCAGTATATACGCTATCTCTGTCATTATACCTATCTGATGTCCATTTCTTTCTACATCCTGTCCATATTTTTATACAGCAAATAAAATCAGTTATATCGCAAAATTCTACTGTCTATATTTTCGGATTATAGAGATTTTATTGTATCTTATTCTAAGGGAATGGGATATATAGGTAAGTCGCCTCTCTATACATATATATCGTATTGATAGGAATCTTTTATACTATATATTGGAAAATCGGGTGATTTCGGCAGTTATATATGATGATGCTGATTGACAAGTGCATTCGGGATTTCGGCTGGTAAGGTTATGACAAAAATTATACTGAGCAAAAATTGTATCGCGGTGATAAAATTATAATATATATAGGTAAGGGATTTCTGTTTTTATTTTATTTTTATTTTAAAAATAGATTTAAAAATTATTGTAAGCCATTGAAATAAAATAAGTTATCATAAGAAAAAAAGATTCGGTTCGCCTTGACATCCTGTATATATATGTTATAATTATAATAGGAGGCGGGAATAATGGTAAGGGAAGCGAAAATAAAAATAAAAATCGGTCGCAGTAAAGCAGCCGAAAAATTATACCGCCTGATTGAGCGCGTAGATGGTGAGCGGGGCAAGCGCTTGATAAAGTATAAAATTGCGCAGAAAATAAAAATATATTTACTGACCTATATTTTCTAAAATCGGAGGAGCGATGGTAAGGTATATCAGAAACATATTGCGGGCAAGGCGAATGAGACGGCTGACGCGGGATACCTTATTGGATAAGGTTATGCGCGGTGATTATACTGAATATAATCGGATAGCGGGCAGGACAATATAAGGAGCGTCTAATGAGAAAAATCGGACTGAACAATATACCAGCCAGAGAGCGAAAATTATTCGTAGACTTACTGCGACTGAAAATAGCGCGGGATAAAGCGCTTGGGCTTGCTGGGGCAATTACTTACTTATATTCTTTGAATGGTATAACCTATGAAATTGACTTACAGGCAATCGGAGCATAACTTATGGAACATCAAGAAGAATTGGAACTTAGACATACTTGCGTGAACTGCGAAGAAAAGTTTGATAAAGAAGACGGACAGTTCGCGGATGGTGAATTCTACTGTGAAGATTGTTTCGGAGATAATTTTATTATATGCGAAGAATGTGAAGAGCCTGTAGAAATTAGTGACGCGACTGAAATACACGGAAGCTTCTATTGCGAAGATTGCCGAGATAATAACTTTACTCAATGTTATGGATGCGACGAATGGTTAGACTCCAATGGTTATACAGGCGCTGACGGAAATACCTATTGCGAGAACTGCTGGAGCGATAATTACGGCACTTGCGAAGAATGCGGTGATACTTATGACTTGGACGACTTAAGATATAGTGAACATAGAGGCGCTTATTATTGTGACGGCTGTCATAGAGAAAGTGACATTATAGAAGATTATTCTTACAGGCCTTCACCTATATTCGGAAGACTTAAATATGAAAAAAAGAAGAACTTATATTTTGGATTTGAACTTGAAGTAGAATGCGGTGACGATAGAGAAAGTCAGGCAGAAAGTTTCTTAGAATGGTTATCAAAGAACAAAATAGAAGAGAATTTCTACTTTAAAGAAGACAGTTCACTTGATAACGGATTTGAAATTGTAAGTCACCCGATGACCAGAAAATATATTCATAAGCATATAAAAATCAAAGAGATGCTTGAATGGTTATCAAAGAATGGATTTACTTCATATGACAATAAAAATTGCGGACTCCATATTCACTTCAGTAGAGATTACTTAAAAGATTCTGATATTGTAAAATTAAAGACTTTCTTTAAAGTGAATGAGAAACATATTAGGAAATTCAGTAAGCGGAGAGAAAAAGACTTCGATGCCTGGGCGACAATTGAAAGTGCATATACGCCTGACGAATTACTTAAAGGAATCTCAGCAGAAAACAATAGAAGAAGACACGTCGCGGTGAATGTGAACTGCGACACAGTAGAAATAAGAGTCTTCGCTGGGACATTGAATTATAAAAGATTCAGGGCAAGCTTACAGTTCGCCGATGCTGTAGTGAACTTCATTAAAGATTCTTCTGCCGTCTGCTTATTCAATGGGCGGAGCTGGGTAGAATTTTTAAGGTATATAAAATCAAACGGACAATATGAAAAGCTATATAGATACTTACGAAAGCAGAAATTGGGATATGGTATAATGTTCTCAAAGACTTATAGCGTCAAACTTAGCAGAGAGAGGAGATAATATGTGCTTGATAGCGGTCAAACCTTATGGGACAGACTTACCAGACAAGCAGAAATTGAAGAATGGTTATGAAGCGAATAAAGATGGTGCTGGGATAGCTTATTGGAGGAAAAATAAGCGGATAAAGATTAAGAAAGACTTTGAGTCATTTGAAGATTTTTATACTTACTTAGCAGAAAATATAAAGAAAGAAGACTCAGTGATAATTCACTTTAGACTTGCGACTCACGGATTAGTAGATAAGGGCAATAGACATCCCTTCCCAATCACAAAGAATAAGAAAAGACTTAGAACTTTAAAATTGACCTGCGGTCAAGCGGTTGCTCATAACGGAGTGATTGACGGATATAAGCATAAGAAATTCTCAGACACGCAGAAGTTTATACTTGATATACTTGCAGACCCAAAGATTAAGAATAACTTAAAGAGCAAGACCATTCAAAAGATATTATCAAGATATATAGATGGTGACAGACTTGCTATACTTGATTCAGATGGTTCTATTATACTTCTCGGAGAATTCATTGAAGATAGTGGTTGCTTGTATTCTAATAGAGACTTCAGGAGAAGCATTAAAGTAATCACTGGATATAAGAAATGGTGCGCTGCCTGTTATGAAGTGAAAAAGAATGTTAAGTTTAGAAAGAAATATCAAGAATACCTATGCAAGCGATGCTATAAAAGATGGAAGAAAGAAGGTTTTAAACTGGAAGATGTAGAAGACCAATTAGCCGAAGAAGAATATGAAGATGACACAGAATTCTTTGAAGAGTTTGAATATGAGTGTCCAAAATGTCGTGCGACTTTAAGCGGACAAAATATAGCAGAAAATCATTGCTCATTTTGCTATGAAGATTTAAGTAAATATGTTCTATCAGCACTCCAAAAATAGACCTTGACAAAGACTGATATATATGTTATACTATAACTGGAAGGAGGCAGGAAATGATACCTTGGAACAAGACAGCAAGACTGCAGAGCATAAGTAAGGGTGAACAAAGAAGAAGGGATGCGGCACAAAGAAGGATAGATAGAACTGTCAAACGCTTAGAAAAGCAAGCGCTTAAGAAGGTAGAAGATGCCTTACAGAAGGAGACAGAATGAAAATCTTAGGGATTACTTTAATGACCTTTCTACTCATCTATGTCTACGCTGATATACAAGGTATAGACTTGATTAAAGAATTGATAGAATTCACTAAGAAGCTACGGAGGAAAAATGTGTAAGCATAGCAGTATAATGGAACCAGAGACTTGTGCTTACTGCAATGGGACAATGGATAAGAAGATTGCTGAGCAGAAGAAATATAGGATGGAAAAAGAAGAGAGAAGAGAATATACAACCAGGAGGAAAACACTCCACGAAGAAAGTAAGCAATTTGCACTTAGGCACGAAGAACCATATACAATAGAAGAACTTAAGCATATTATAGTAAACACTTCCGATATTAGTAGAAGAGACTTAGATATTCTTTATAGCTTAGCCAAGAAACATCAAAGAAGACTTGGAGCAATAGAATGGATTCATAGGAAAGCTTGGGGAGATTCTAAAGGGACTCTTACACAAGAAGGATTAAAGGATAGGATTGATGCTGTTAAATTAGCACTTGGAATTTAATAACTTAGAAGGAGGATAAAATGGAAGGTCTAGAAATCACAATTATGAAGGAAGATGAAAGTATTGTAGATTTAGAAGGAGACGATATTAGTAATAAGATTGATGAGTTTCAGGCAGAGTTTGAAAAGACTTGTGCTGGACAAGCATTGATAGCAGATGGATATACAGTTGTTGATACAGATGCAGATGATATAAACTTATCTTTAGTATATAGGAAAGAATAATAACTCGGGAGGAAAAATGAGAAAAGGATTTACAACATTAGAGCTAATATATTGTATCTTAGTCTTCGCAACAGTCGCGGTCTGGATTCTTCCAAGTTTAGCGTTGATTAAGCTAAGTTATAGATATCTATGCAATATACCTTTATTCTAAGGAGGAGTGATGAAAACAAAGAAAAGAAGATATACTTCTAAACAACTTTACGACTTATGGATTCAATGGGTAGACGAATGTAATATCAATGCTCAAGAGTTCTATAGGAAATATAACTTAGAAGGCTCTTTCATCAATTGGTTAGAGAAGAGAGAATTAAAGAGACAGGCATATCACGTTCCTGCGAGAGTTATTCCTGCCACTTAAACTTAAAGGAGGAAAAGTAGAATGAAACTTACAAAGAAAGATATTAAAGATTTAAAATTACTTTATGGCACTTTATCAACTAAAGACTTAAGAGAAATTGGATTTACAGAGAAACAGATTCAACAACTTAAGAGGAAATAAAATGCACTGATTAAATCCCGCCAACTGAATAGACCTGCGTTCCCCGCGCTTCGAGTATTTTGTGTTGACTTTTTTAAACATTCCTGCACACATCACCCGCGCGAATGTCTAAATTTTTGGACATCGTGTTTATTTTTTTATACATCCCGCGAAAGTAAGCGCTTACAAAATTAGGTGTTGCTTTTTGTAAGTGATTCTTACACAACAGGTTAAGTGACACAATATATAGTTTTTAGCATACATTATATAGTAGTATAAAATAATTTTTTGTAAAATATTTTTTATAATATTTATTTTTTAAAAGTAAAATATTTTTTTAACAATAAAAAATTTGTTGTAAGTTGTTTACCCACAATAAGTTATGTAAACACAAATTTTAAAATATTTTTTTGTTGCCCTTGTTTTTTATTGTATATATGTTATACTATAATTGTAAAGGGTAAACAAAATGTTAAACAAAATAAAAAATTGGGTAAAAAATAAAAGGTTAAAAAAGTTAAAAAAGCCAACCTTGTTTGATATAGTATATAATGGTAATTATACCTATTATATGCGGTTTACAAGGGGCAATAATAAAGGGGTGTAATATGCTACAAAATATTTTAAACCAAAATAAAAAGTTATGTGGTAAAATATTACACGCAAAAATATATAAGGGTAGTAAAAAAATAACAAGTAAACTTATTGGTGAAATTACTTATACTTTTAATAGTAGTGGTCAAATTATTATATTAAACCAAAAAACTTTTTAAATAAGGGGTGTTAATATGCTACCTATATTAAAACCTAAACAAGTTAAAAACAAAAAGTTATTTTTGGATTTACTTAAATTAAGGGTAAACAATAATAATAAATTAGGGTTAATGGGTAAAGTTGTTTATACTTATACTTTAAATAATATACTTTACCAGATTAACTTAAACCACTTTAACTTAAAGGGGTAAAAATGTTTAACTTACTTAAAAAATTAGTATATAGGTTTAAACATTTTAAAAAAAGCAGGTATTGGCACAATAGGTTAAAATTAAGGGGTAGTTATAATAAAAAGTTGCCGCTACCCTAAACAACTTAAAGGGGAGGTGTAAAATGAACAACTTAACTTTAAGACGCGAGCTTTCTGGTATTAATGACTTACTGACCAGAAAACCTAACAACTGGACTAAGGTTGGTGCCGTAAACTTAACTAAAAGGGAATTCGCAGCAGTCAATAGTTTACCTAAGTTAGATGGAAATAACTTGGTCAACCCTTTGGACAACTTTAAAAATGATTTACCACAATATTTTATTTTATTAAGAGGTGACAGACAGTATTTAGTTAATACAGAAGGTTATACTTACTGTCGTTATATTGGTCTGATTAACTAAAATACTTAATAACTTAACAGGAGACTTATATGTATTGTGTTAATTGTGGGAAAACTTTAGATGAAGATGACTTGAGTTATGGTGCCTGTCGTAAATGTGGAACTTATATAGAAAGCGAGCAATAACTTAAAGGAGAAACAATGGAAAGGGACTTAACATTAAGGGTAAAGCTTCACAATGTCAATGAAAAAGATATGGATAATATTAGAACAATTAGGTCATTGGCAGAATTAGATTATTATGATTGGGAACTTGATGGAATTGAAGAAGGAGAATAATGAGAAAAGAAGCCCAGAAACTATTCAATATATTTAAAGGTAAAGAACTCTACTTAGTCGGTGGGTATGTTCGAGACTCTATACTTGGGATAGAAAGCGATGACTTAGATTTTGCTACTAATTTATTACCAGATGAAATTATACAGGTCTTGGAATCTAATAATCTAAAATACTGGATAGTTGGGAAAGCTTTTGGGACTATTTCTACACAGGTTGATGGATTAAAGATTGAGCTTACGACTTATAGGGTTAATGAGAAATATACAAAAGACAATCGACATCCAAGGGTTGAGTTTGGAAAACACTTAAAGGATGACTTAGCAAGAAGAGACTTTACTATCAACGCTCTTGCTTTAGATAACAGAGGAAATATTGTTGACCCTTTTAATGGACTTAGAGACTTGAAAGAACACTTACTTAGAACTCCATTAGAACCAAATAAAACTTTCTCTGATGACCCACTTAGAATGATTAGGGCAATTAGGTTTATTTCTAAGTTTGGATTCAAGATTGAACAGGCTACTTTAGATGGAATTATCTCTAACGCACATAAAATACTTGGTCTCTCTGTGGAAAGAATTAAAACGGAGATGGACAAGTTATTAGTTGGTGAATATGTAGATGTTGCTCTACAATTACTTATTGAAACCAGATTGGTGAACTATTACCTACCTGAATTGCTTACTTTACTTAATATGAAACAAAATAAAAAGTATCATCATAAGAATGTGTGGGAACATACAAAGTTAGTTGTCAAGAATATACCAAAGGATTATCTTCTAAAATGGTCAGCATTACTCCACGATATTGCTAAACCATACACTAAAACAATAGTTGATAATGAAATTCATTTCTATAACCACGAAGATTTAGGAGCAAAGTTATCAGAATCTATTCTAAGAAGGTTAAGATTCTCTAATAATGAAATAAAGGAAATAACTACTCTAATTGCTAACCATATGAGACCAAATTCTTATACTCGCAGGTGGGCAGATAGAGCTGTAAGGAAACTCAAGAATGATTTAGGAGAAGAATTAGTATATAAGTTGATTGAACTCTCTCGAGCAGATATCACATCTCAGCATCCAGATAAGGTAAATGTGGCTCTGAGAAGGCTTGACTCTCTAATAGAACGCCTAAGACAGCCAGAGATGAAGGCGGAGCCAAAACCCCCTATCAATGGCAACCAAATAATGGAAGTCCTTGGTGTAGAACAAGGTAGAATAGTCGGACAATTATTGAAAGTGTTGAGAGAAGCAATAGAGAATGGATTACTCCCAGGACAGTCTGATGATGATTCTATCTATTATGAGTATCTAAAGAATTACCTCGCCGAAATATCACGATAACTCCCTCTATAACAATAAGTTAAGGTTGATTATTCTCTATGAGTATCTTCTTCTTTTATCTCCGTTTTGAATTCAGAGGATGACGGGAGGAAGATGATAGTGTTGGTGCGCATTTTTTGTAAGTCCTTCTGTAAGAATAGGTTAAGGAAATCAAGGGGATTAGACAACTCATTTACATACATATTGTATGACGACAAAAATCAACCACAATATATTGTTTTTAGATAGTTTAAATCGAGTTTTATGCACGAAAAAGGTGAATAGAACCCAGGAGTCACAGGTTCAAGATGGCAATCATCCTGGAGACACATTAGGAGATATCCTTGGTCTGATTGTTGAGTTGGTTGTTGACTCAAAAAAGTAAGCGCTTACAATATATTAATTATTATTACATACAAAATTATTTTTATTTTTGTTCTAACCTCTTATATTTCAATAGTCTACAAAACAAAAATTTTTTGTATAATCCTTGACAAATATAAAAAATATGTTATACTATAATTAGGATGCTAAATAAAAGAAGATGTAAAAAACACAGCTGGAAATGGAAAATGCAATATAACAAGTGGTATAAACTACGCAATTCATTCTGGTTAGTAGATGAGTTTCAATGTATTTCTTGTGGTAAACGAAAGATAGTAATAGTTGACAAACACGCTTGGAAAGGTTAATAAAGGAGGAAATATGGAAATCACAATCAAACGGATTGACAAGACGACATTAAGGTTATTGAGAAGAGAAATAGATAAGAGTTTGAAAGAAGTCGGCAATAGATATGGCGTCCATCTAATAACTGGCAACGCAAGCTATACTCAAGAGAATTTTAAAATGGCGATTAAAGGTTCTCTTATTACGGATGGTCGGGTTATGTCCAAAGAAAGGGTAGATTTTAAGACATACGCGCATATCTATGGTTTAACTCCAGAAGATTTAGATAAGGTTTTTGTTTATAATGAGAAGAAATATCAAGTTGTAGGTTTAAGAACATCCAGTAGGAAATATCCTATTGTATGTTTAGGTTTATCCCAGGATAAGAAGTTCAGATTCCCGAAGGGTGTTGTAAAATCAGGTTTAGCACAAGCAGGAGAATAATGGAATCTACTATCCAAAAACATAAGATAAAATTAGAGATAGAATATGAGGGTAATTATAAGTTGCTCCCATTTGAAGTAAAACAATTATTAGAACAAAATAATCGGTTAATAAAGAATATTAAAGTGGAGAAGATAGAATGATAGGACTAAAAGGTTATATAAAAGAAAAATTCTCTAATAGTAGCAATTTTGTAGACGATATGATGGAAGGTATTTCTGTTGATAGGAGGCGAACAGATTCTATCCACGGAGCAGGTATATGGTTTGATGTGGCTAATAGGGTAATAGAAGGAGATTTCCCTATCCACGAAGATAAAGCAGAAGACCTACAAATGTCTTTAGAGAACTCTGGTATAAATATAGATGACACACATACACATAATGAATATAAACACATACATTTCTCTTGTCCACTATCAAAACAGGCCATTGACAAATTAGAAGAGTTCTTAAACAAGTTGTAAACAATTATTTTTTATTTTTAAAATATTTTCCCACCTTAACATAACTCCCACAATTACAATAGGTTATAAGAAAAAATATTTTTCGCCCAAGCCTTGACAAAAGGCATTTTTTATGTTATACTATAATCGTTCGGGAGGTCTAGATACTCTGTCTTTGTAAGCGCTTACTCGTTATAAGTCCCTCTCCCACAAGTAGTTATAAGAAAAGAGCTCGATTGTTGTAAGTTATTCTGGTTCACCCCTCTCCAAGAATTTTTGTGTTTGTTAAGGGATTGGATTATGTCAGAGAAAAAATAATTTCCCCGAACAATAAGATATTTGCCATAAGTTATTGACACAGAAGGGGATAAGAGCGGGAAAATCCCCGAATAAAAGTTGCTTGTTTGATTAATAATAAGGGGAACGCGTGGTTTTTCTCCCTTCCCCCTTACAATCTGGGGTCTATTAGGGTCTATATATAGGTATAATGTTCTTTAATATCTGGGTTATTTTCGCATTTTTGATTATAAAATAGGGTTAATTTAAGGGGAATCCCTTGAATTGACAGGACATAGGGAGCGTGCTGGGATACCACAATTGCGGAGGTTTATGACGGAGCAATTGGGGTTAAGTTTATTAATCTTTTGTTAATTTTTTTTAATTTTCTATCTATAGGTTGTGTAAGTTATTCCTGCAGATAGAGTTAGTCAATAAAATATTTTCATCGTTTGCCTTGACATTTCCCAGAAATGTGTTATACTATATATAGGTAAGGAGGCAAAAATGACACAGACTGAAGTTTTAAATAAAATAAGAAATTCAAATGGTAAGATATTTAATGTCGTCTTTATTAAAAAAGACGGCACAATAAGACATATGAATTGCAGGATTGGTGTAAAGAAAGGTGTTAAGGGTAAAGGGTTAAGTTTTGACCCATTACTTAAAGGTCTTCTGCCTGTATTTGATATGGCTAAAAATGCTTTTAGAATGATAAACTTAGAAACGATACAGAAATTAAAAATCGCGGGAGAGGAATTTTAATGCAACGAATCAGTTTAGAAGAATTAAAAGAAACTTATAATAGGTATCTTAATGCTTACTTAGATGTTGAAGAAGGTAGGGCATTAAATTATCCCGCGTGGTTTAATATGGGTGATTGGAATAGACTTCAAAGGTTATGGGAGCAGTTGGAGAAACATTATGCATAAAAAATTAAAAGATGTATTTAAAAATCATTGGGTGATTTCAGAAAGAGATGATTATATTACTTTATCCAAGAAAAATAATGTCTACATTTTACATATAGGTAATGGTAGGAATTTTGAAAGAAACAGACATAGTGCGCGAATGCGTTTCCCAGACAAACAATTATTTGAAATTCAAATAAGAAACAATAAAATAGCATTGCGTAGAATAAGAGCGGAAAAAGATATACTTAAACAGAAATCACATATCTGGAAATTAAAACTTTATTATTGTGAAGATTGTAAAAAATTCTACAAAAAAGAAGATGGTAGATTTCTTAATGATACTTTTCTTTGTAATATCTGTTATAATAAAAAATTCGGAACTTGTGATAATTGTCATAGTGAAATGAAAGTTGAAGATTTAATAGGTATTAACGGAAAGTATTATTGCCGCACTTGCACACAAAGAGACTTTCGGCGCTGTTATAATTGTGATGATTGGTTTAGCAGAGTAAATACACATTTAGGGGCAGACGACGAATATTATTGTGGTGATTGTTGGTGTGATAGGTTTGCGTCTTGTAGTGCTTGCGGTTCTACACATTACCAAGACGACCTTCGTTTTAATGAAGAAAGTGGAAATCATTATTGTAGTAATTGTTATGACGAAGATACTTCAATACACGAGTGCTGTTATAACCCGCCGATTTGGAATAAAATGAGTTTACAGCACGAACATAACCCTTTACTTATGGGTTTTGAACTGGAAGTTGAAAATAAAGAAGAGAATGGGCGGGAGTATGCTGAAGACTTATTAGATAAAATTGGTCATACATTATTTTATTTAAAAGAAGATGGTAGTTTAGATTATGGTGGGTTTGAAATTGTAAGCCATCCAATGACCAGACAATATATCCACAAAAACATAAAGATAAAAGAAATGCTTGATTGGTTAAGGAAGAAAGGTTTTACAAGTTATAAAGGTGGAAATTGTGGGTTGCATATACACTTCAATAGAAAATACTTAAAAGATAGTGAAATCTTAAAATTAAAAATATTCTTTTCTGTAAATAAAAAACATTTAGTAAAATTCTGTCAGCGCGAAAATACGCGGTATGCCGCTTATGAAGATTTTAGTCCTTTCAGTTTAACTGATAATGACATTGATAGTATTTATAATGAAGAAAAATATGTTGCAGTAAATACTTCGCGGAGGACTATAGAAATTAGAGCATTTAGAGGAACTTTAAATTATGATAGATTTTTAGCAAGTATTCAATTCGTTGACGCTATTGTTAATTTTGTTAAGCATAATTCTGCTGTTTGTTTATTTAATGGTAGAAGTTGGGCAGAGTTTCTTAATTACTTAAATAAAAATAAAGAATATACACATTTATATAGGCATCTACAAAAAAGAAAATTACATTATAGGATAATGTTTAATAAAACTTATGGAATCAAATTGAATAGGGAGCAATAATAATGTGTTTGATATCAGTTAAACCTAACGGCGTAGAATTACCAAGCAAACATTATTTAAAAAATGGTTATGAAAATAACTCTGACGGAATGGGAGTCGTCCATTGGAAGAAAGGGAAGATGCTCCATATTAAAAAAGACTTTGACTCTTTTCAGAGTTTTTATAATTACCTGCGCGATAACATTAAGAAAGAAGATGTTGCGGTTATACATTTTAGATTAGCCACACACGGACTTAAAGATAAAGGTAATAGGCATCCTTTCCCTATTACCAAGAATATAAACTTATTAAGAAAGGTTGAACTTTATTGTAAAAATGCTGTAGCGCATAATGGGGTTATAGGTGGTTATGACCATAAAAAACTTTCTGACACACAAAAATTCATAATTGATATACT